CACATAGTCAATGAACATTTTAGGATTAACAGCACGGATACCTACCATGTGACGACCAAACTTGACGAACGCACGATAATAAGGACTAGCAACAAAGTCACTATATGACTTCATCTTAGCCGAACCCTGTGTTAGTTCATAGAAGCGTAGATATGATTGGAGTCCAAACTGTACCCCAGTTTCTTTTTCTTCTTGCCAACGTCGTTTTTCTTCGCAGAGATGCACAGCAAGGCTTGACTCCTTGCGGAATTCTTTTTCACAATACTTACATTTATAATTTGGTCCTAGTTTCATTTCTACCAGATCTTGACCTTCATTCCATGTGTGTAAGATTTCATTTATCATATTTTTTCAAATAATTAATAATGAACTTATTTAATATCGTATAACTTTTAGCAGTATAATGTCTAGATCCAGGATCAATATTTTCTTCGTTTTTGTCCCATTTACCACCATTTTTGTATATGTATTGATTTGCTGACCAATTTTCTAGATTAATTAAATAAGGATTTGATCTTATATAATTAATCTTTTCCTCTGGCAGTCCAACCGTATCTCTAAATAAATTATCCGGGCTAGAAAATATCAAATACTTTATCTGCTGATTGTCTAACCATCCGCAAAATAATATAATATCATCTAATAATTTTTCAATGTATTGAATCTTTAAATCATATCTATATCTATCATTGATATAATTCTCATATAACTTTTCATTTTCTACTTCATTAGGACGCATTATACCGTTTGGTCCATAATCAGTCCAAGCAGATTTTTCTCCCCATGGTGCTTCCTGTCTATCCCAAAATGACAGAGATAAAATGACCATACTAATATCGTTAGTAAGTATGTAATTTATCGTACGCCTGAATATACTGGCATTACTACTGCCAGCAACACTAATATTTGTTACTTTATTATATCCTAATTCAGTTCCTAATATCCGATCCTTAGGAGACCAACTAGTACCATAACTACACCCGTTGATTAATAATTCACTCAACCCAATTCCTTTTTAATATCTTTATCTTCAATGCCTAAAGTTTGAGCTAATTTTTTAATATCTTTAGGGTCATTGATTTTTGCTAGTAAGTCTATTTCGTCTAATTTCATGGTAGGATATAATTTAGCCAAGAATTTCTGGCTCTTGTTGTCACCTTCTTTCTTTTTGCTTTTTAACCAGTAGTGGAACTGATCGCCCATGCCCGGACTAACACTTGTGCAGGCTAACCACTGTAGTTTAGGGTGCCGATTGATGTCAAAGAAGTGTTTATTCACACGCTCATTAGTAGCCATCAAATAATAAGCCTGCATGTCTCCACTGCCACTTACGTTAGCCCCATACTTTAACATTAGATAAGTTGAAAAACTTTTACGTTGTTCATCAGTGAACTTGTCATAATAGGCTCGATCCTTGCGATCAAATGCTGCCATCTCATTACCGATATAAAGTGGATCTGAATTGCTCACTTCTTACTCCATCCCTTGCTAAGATATGTTAATATACGATCAACGCTAGACTGCATGCTTTGATATTTGTTCTGTAGATTTTCAATTTCGTTCTGTTGACGATCTATTATCTTCAGCAATCTATCAAATGCAGCAGTTTGCTCGCGTAGTTTTTTGTCTTGACTTAGTAAATTTGGACGCGGTGGAGCATTGGGATCCACCGCCCGTTTCTTTTTCTGTTTAAACTGTTGTGGGTTAAATGCCATCTTTATAATCCTCTGAGAGCTTATATATAATTATACATTTTTCTACTGCTTCTGTCAAGGCTGGATTTAGGTTCCTTTTTGGATATATGTCCGTCCACATGCGTTGTTCTACTAGTTCTCGAGCTTTCCAACTTTGTCCGATCATTATACGTTCACTATCTGGGGCACTAAATTCACGGGCATAGGTAGTTTCACCACCATCTGGGCTTTCATATATATAAGTTGCTCCTGGTTTTAAGCTACCCATTACCATATCTTTCCATAGTCTACCACTTCGCTTTGGCGACTGATGTCTTTGACAAAGTAAGCACACAATGGATTGTTACCATCCGTGATAGGTACAGCCAGCATCTGCCCTGGGCGTAGTTTTGGAAAATACCATTTAACATCTTGGTAGATATCCACTATCTCAATTGGATGGAACTCTGGTTTAAAACTGTCTAGAGGATTAAAACAGAACACACTGAATCCACGATCATTTATGCTAGTCAATGGTATGACTTCCAAATCACCAAAGTCTGGTTCACCGATGAGTATCTGCCAATCCACAGGCATCTTAACTAGATTATCACCGATGCGTAGCACCAATGCCGGGCTATTAAAACTTTCTAAGAAGATCAAGGGGATAAAGAAGTAGTCGGGATTCTTTGGATCGCTGTTGTCTAAAATAGCGAAACGTAGATCCTCGACTTCATCTGGTATCTCGTTCATCTCATACGCGACATTTTCTAAGGTTAATATATACATAGTTAGTTCCAGTGAATGGTAATTTCTTTAAGAGTCTGTAAAAAATCGTAGTGTGCTGCTAAAGGGTTATGATTACCGTTGTCAGCAGGCCCATACGGTAAATCCCAGGGCCCTGTAGTTGGCCAAACTATACTCCTGTCTGACCAATCTTTGTGTTTTAACGGCCCAGGTATAAGTACATAGGGTATATTATTTTTTTCTAATAGATCTAACCCGCTTTGAATATAAAAGTAACTTTTTGCCTCTAACAAACCAACATCATATAGCTGGCTAGTATAATGCTTAATGGCTAAATTCTTTTCTTTAGATAATCTGTTTCTCAATTCCATGGACCATGGACTCGGATTATCAATATTTTTTGAACTAATAACATTATAGTGAACGTTGTAATTTTTAGTTAGTAGATCAAAGTTGAAATTCCCTAACGGTATTTCAAATCTGTCAGAACTAGTAGCACCTATAACTACATAATCAGATTTAATTTTTACTGCTTCTTCAATCTGTAATCTAATAAAAAAATTACTTGCTCCCGGCCAGGCTAGATTAATATAGTTCCAATTTTTTTCTTCAATATACAGATCAAGAAAATTTACATTATGGGAATAATTAAATTTTTTCATTTCATCTAAGATGCTGTTAGTAAAATTATACGTGGCAAATGTTGGCCAATCAGATCCTCTAATTGCTTTATATGATAGATAACTACTAGTCATAAAACTACATCCGCATACGGCTAAATTTTTTATTGCCAATCTGTTTTCTCCACGATAAAAGGATAGTTAGCGTCTTTATAAAACTGTTTGCGTTTGGTTAAATGCCTTTTGGCAAACTTGCATGTTGATGTTATGTCCCAGATTTGGACGAAGTCTTTGTCTTCCGCTTTGCGGATGCCACGCCCGATACTTTGGATGACCCTAACAAAGCTCTTACCGGGCTCAATAAGCACAAGGTTAAAAACACGAGGAATGTTGATACCAACAGCAGCAACCCCATAAGTGGCGACAATAACCTTATCGTCCATAGTCGCAATGTCGTCATATTGTTCTTTTCTATCATCTGCTTTAGTGCCTCCTGACACGAATACAGCATCTTTAATTTTTTCTATCAATGCCCTACCTGGTGCGATACGATCTACTAGCACAAGTGTGTTACCTGACTTACGGATTGACTCTACCAACTTGGCAATATAATCCAATCTTGCTTCTGTCTCTAATAGATATCGCAATTCACTTTGATAATCTTTATATTCCACATGGTCAACCAACTGTAGAACGTTTACATGGCAGTTAGCTAATACACCCTGCTCTTGTAATTCACTGGCACTTAGCCGGCCAATAACGTCACCTATACTACACTTTAGGCTGACAAATTCGTAGTCTTCTTTAGGTATTGTACCAGTTAATCCCCAGCGTATAGGTACGTGTGCCATTACACCAGTAAGCAGAGTTTTAAGCGCATCTGCCTTGGCCATGTGTACTTCATCAACCATGACACAGACTACATCTTGTAGGAACTCACCGATGGTGATATCCACTTCATGATTGCGTGATCCTTTTAATAAGATGTTCAAACTCTGCCAAGTGCAGATAGTATGTGTCTTGCCAAACTCTTTACGGTCTCCAAAGTAGACCCCAACGTCAAGCCCCATATTCTTATAGTCATCTTCTGTTTGTGTTACTAAACTCTTGTTTGGAACGATTACAATAGTGCGCCCATGTGGCTCACAGCAATAACTCAGTGCGGCTGTGATTAAGGTCTTGCCTGCGCCTGTGGCGATTTCTTGTAGGCATTGTGGATTTTCAAGGAACTTGTTGATGATCTCAACTTGGTAATCACGTAGGACGATTGGTTGCCCTGCCATAGGATGTCGAACAGGCCACATGATATGTTCAAAAGTTGTTTCAGTCACTTCTTCAAAATCATATTGTGTTTTATAATCACGTAGATCTTCTAGCTCTAGGTGATAGCCTTGGCTATCTAAATAAGGAATGATCTCTGGTAATAGATTCACATAGGTGCTACCACCCATTTGAAAAAAAGCAATTTTTCCATCCCAGCGTCCTAATCGCACCGCAGGTAGATAACGTGCACCAGGTATCTCATACTTGAACATATTAGATAGTTCTTTGCGTTCATGTAAGTCTAAGCCTTCTATCTTTACATTAACTTCATCTTTAATTATTAGTCGGGCTAAGGCCATTAGTTGTATTCTCTTATTTGTGTTGTGCCATAGTAGATGATCTTTTCTGCTCTACGTGTCCAGTCCATCTTACGTCCACCAAACATCATCTCAAAGGTAGTTACCATCAATGGCACAGGAAAGTCCCAGGTTGTAGGTATCTTTCCAGCATATACTACTTTAACACGATACGGATCATAATCGCTAGTCTTAGTCTTACCGTTTCTGTCAAATCGCACTATCTCTTCTTCGTCAAATCTCGATAAGTCTATATCAAACAGGGTAGGATTATAAATGCAAATAGGATAACGATCTGTTATTTCAGCATAGTCAAATATCATGTTTAAATGTGTAGGGCTCGGTGGCAGGTGTATACTATGCTTACCGCCAATGGTTACTAATGCTGTAGGATAATGTTCCATACAGTAATTTTTAATCTCATCATCTATGTCGTAACCACACAGGCCAGCAAGGTCGATCAACTTGACTAGATTATCTCGACCAAACCCACCACGAGCTTCTATATATTCAATTAAACTTGTTGAGGCGTTGGTAATAACATATCCATTACCTTGTTGGACCAGTTTAATCTCATATAGTTGCTGTTCACACTCAAGTATTTGCGCAAATAATTCCTGCACACGATGGTCAACTTCAAATCCATAACCGTTAGCCCAAGGTATTATCCAATTGACATTGTATTCTGTTATGGACAAGTTCCATAGTTTTTTGTCACGATCATACCAGGCCCGGCCCTGGCTAGCTTCTCTGAAGTTTTGTAGCTCTTTGATCAAATCGTTGTTATAGGGAAATTTAACTACTATATTCTCGCCGTCTAACCAAACAGCCTTGGTACGATCCATCTTACGTGGAGCCAATCTGAACACAGGATTCTCAACTGGTGCGACATCTATCCCCATCTTAGCGAACTGCCTTCGGTACTTTAATACCAGTTTAACCGCTAGTTCTGCTTGCTTATCAGTGAGTGCTGTGCCAAACACGGTAGTTGATGCCATGCTGTTTACTATGGCTATGTCATAGCGGGCCAGACTTATTCTGTTGATGCTGTGTGGGGTGATCAGGGCAGTAAGTCCCACTTCATACCCACCAAGGTATTCCAGATAGTCTTCTACATAAGGATAGGTTAACATACTATTAGTATACGATGGTTAGTATTGGAAAGTCAACCTAAAAAGAAGCCCAGTAAAATTAATTACCGGGCTTTGAGGTCACCGCACTAGGAGCTAGACAATAGATAAGTGCGATGAAAACTGTTACTAATATATAGCTATCTAATTATACAGATAGCGTAATATTGATATTAGATCTTTCTTAATAGGTAGTTAAGGCCAGCCAGGGCAAAGTTGATCACAGCACCCATCAAATTGCCCGTGCCTAGAGCATCAATCCCAAAGGCCGTGAATAAGCCTATCAAGAACCAAGTGACCTGCACTGAGTTTATAACCATCCACGTTCTAAATTTGTCATACATATACTTCTCCTTAAATTGATTTCATACAAGTCGTTGAAGCCAACGCGGACCATTTAAATGGAAAGCTCTTGCGTAACTGAGCGATTTTGATAGCCATACGCAATGAAACTTCACGTAACTTGTTTTGATTTTCAGTCATAAAGTCGATGATCTCGTCCTGTTGGATCTGATCAAAGTCATAGTCTTCAAATAACATACCTGTGCGTGCGATCTGCTTGATACGCAAGATCTTATCACGCATGGTATCTAAAGTTAAATCCAAATAGTGACAACGTGATTGGATAGCATCCAAGTGATCACGTGTTTTTTGCGATTTCATTTGATCAAACTTTAGGTTTGTGATAAAGATAACTCCGCCTTTGAAATCGAACTGGTCTGGAATACCTTCGTTGCGTAGGCTATGGCTATCTGCTAACCATGA